GTTCTCTTGTGCCCGCGCCTCGTTAGGCGTCAGGATAGCGTTCTGAATACCGGTAGCGTATCCGCTCATTCGAGTCGAGAAATCACCGCGCAATAGGCCGTCAAGGTTAAACTCAACGTAGAATTTCGCCTCATCGCGGCCGAAAAGCTTCAGGTTCATCTCTTGCTCAACTTGGGTTATCCAGCGGCGCAGCGTGTGTTTGACCAGGTGTAGGTCTTGCTGCTCTGTATTGCTGAACGTGCCGTGCGTTAGATCTTGCAGGAACACTGGTGGCAAAGAATAGATACGCGCAATTTCTTCAACTTGGAAGCGCTTCAGGTCAACCAGCTGCGACTTTTCAGGGTCTGCGCCGATTGGCTTAATCTCATGCCCAGCCGGTAACGTTAGCGCCAGCCGGTTTTCTTTAGTCTGCTGTTGGATCGCATTCTGCAAATCATTGGAGGCGCGGTTTAATGCTGACCCGGTTTGAAAGTTTCCGGTCATCACGAAAGGAGGTACGCCGCCGTTATTAAAAAACTTGGATCCGTAATTCGTTGCAGCGATTGCCAATGCTATGGCATCTTTGTTGGTCAGGATTGGGCTTATAGATGTAATGCCATCAGACTCAACCGAAAAGAATATGTCGATAATTTCGCTGGCCGCGTAGGTTACTGGCTTGGCGTCACCGCCTGGGCTGTATTCATACGTCTTGCGATTAGACGAACGTTTAATAGTAACGTCGGCGGGATCCATCGGCCATAGATTGACCACCCTTCCATTTGCGCGCTCAATATAAGTGATTGAACGACCACCGGTTAGGATGCGCTCGAACGTATATTTGCGCCAATCGAAAGAACTGGTTTCCTCATTCACTGCGTCATGGATAACAGTTTGCAAGCCGGAGGTCATTTTAACGCGACCGGTTTCTGTTTTTTCGTAGACGTTTAAAGGAAGGCTTGCGATAGTTCCGGAGATAAACTCGACGGCGGCCCAGACGGCGGGAACGGTCAGGGCATTTTCAAGCGTGACGTTAACGCCAGCGACTGCACTGCCGCCCCAGTTTACGGCTTGCGCCGTTACCGGAGTATTGGGGTTTTCCATTGATCGAACTTCTGGGGTTTTCTTAAACCATGCCATTAAATTAGCCCATGATGCTATAGTTTGAATCTTCCCAAGGCGACAAGGCTTCTGGCGCTTCAACTGTGGAGTTTAACACACCGATAGCCATAGTCAATGCAGCCATGCCATCAATGCGCCCTGTTGCCTTGTGCTTGTCCAGTTTGCGGTTTCCGGCAGGGTCTTTTGTTATCACCGCATTCGCCGCACACATCGTTAGAACGGGCTGCATTGCGTGCGCAATTTTATCATTAAGCAACGCCGCTTCGAGGGCATCGATTGCAGGCGACATATCCTTAAAGCCCTGGCCGAACTCAACAAGCGGTAAACTAATACCCTCCCGCTCACATTCCTTTTTAAATACATCAATGCGCCACCTGTCGAAAGCTAGTGAAACCAGATTCTTGTCGCTGACTATCTCGGCAATCTCCCGCACAATAAAACTGTAATCAACTGTCGCGCCTGGCGTTGTTCGCAGATAACCCTCGCGCACCCAAACATCATACGGCTGTCGGTCAACTTTAGCCCGGTCTAGCAACCCAATTTCAGGCGTCCAGAAATATGACTCTGTGACCATCATTCCATCTGGGTTAATGCCCAGCACTACAAAGGATGTTAAATCCGTGCGCGCCGACAGATCCAATCCGCCAAACCATTCTATCCCGCGCTCTGCTATTATAGCACGCCCGTTAAGATCCCAAACCGTCTTAGAAACAAACGGCGACATGGTGCTGACCCGCTGGTTTAGGTTAAGGTTGCGGAACGTGTTTTCAAAGCTCGGCATCCTGTTGGCTTTGTCTGCCTGCTTTTCCATGTCTGACATTGACCGGAACAATCCCAGCGCAGGGTTGGCCTTAGACCATTGCGCTTTGTCTAGCAGATCGCCGTCTTTGTCTGCCGCGTATACATGGCACACCGTCTTTTTCGGTTTGTTTTTCTTGGCGTCATCGATCAATATGCTAAACAGATCGGCATCGGTTGCAGCTTGGGTACTAATATAGATTAGCAGCGGCTGCTCATACGCGCCCTGCGCTGTGGTGATAGCATCGATGAAATCAGATTGCGGCCCGCGCACCTGTCCCACCTCGTCGAGTATCGCCAGGATTGGGCTTTTGCCGTGCGCTGTTTTGCCCTCTGCGCTGATCGCTTGGTATTCCACGCCCATCAATAGACCCACCAGCTTCTTGCTCGACGGTATGATCCGAATTTTATCGCGCAGCTTTGGCGAAATTAGGACACACTTTGACGCAAGGTTATAAACCTCAGCGGCCTGCTCCCGGCTCATTGCACCACTAACGATCCGGCTGTTCTGTTTTGCTTCCGGCCCGATGATATGCGCCAGTAGGATAAAAGCTATCGTGCCAGTCTTGGCGTTCTTACGCGCAATGGACAATATGGCGGTGTCGGTAACGTGCGGGTTATCGTAAACTGCTAGAATAAATTCTTTCTGGAACGGAGCCAGCACCACGGGCTTTCCAACGTGGTCGCCTTCCGGCACCAAACAATAGCTTTCGATAAATCCACAAACGCGCTCGCCTCGGGTCATCATTAGTGGGTATCAGGCCTCGCCAGGAATTGATCGTCTTCATCTTGCGCCATGTTATTACGCTTATCGGCAAACATCCCATTGCGTGTTGCTTGGTCTCTAGACTCGCCCTGAGTAGCCCTAGGGTGTATCTGTAGCGTGCGGCTTAGCGACAGCGCCTGTTTGTACAGGTCATCCACTATCTTGTGTGCTGGGCTTATTTTGGGCTGCCCCTTCTCATCTTTGATTAAGCGGGAACTGGAAAGCGCGACAGAATACTTTTCAATGTCCGCATAACAGCGTGCCAGAATTCCAGCTAGCATTAAATCATTTCCGGTCCATGCATCTGCGGCGCGTGATAGGATTATAACGTCCCAAAACTTCATCGCGTCATCGTTAATGTTAACGGTTTCCGGCGGCTGCATAACTGCCAGGGCGGCCTGTGATGCCGCTATTTCTGCACCTGTACTATCGGAACGGGCGCGCCGCGTCGATGTTTTTGGTTTGTCTTTTTTGTCTGTCATACGTCAGCACCATCGCCTGCTCGGCCATTAATAAACATATCGTTGAACTTGTCGCCGGATGATTCAAGCACCGCTTCTTTTCCGGTAAAGTCCTGCCATCGCTTTATGATCACGTCGCAGTATTTCTCGTCTAGCTCCATCAGGCGGGCTTTTCTTTCTGTTTTCTCGCAAGCTATTAATGTTGAACCGCTGCCACCGAAAAGATCCAAAACAGTAAAACCCTTGCTGGTTGTTTTATCTATAGCCTCTTCTGGCAGCGCTACTGGCTTTTGCGTTGGATGGACATATGACGCGGCTGAGTCCTTCCCAAGCTTCCACACACTACCAATGCGCTTACCTGTAAGCTGCGCGCCCCTGTGCCACACCAGAGCCGTTTCGTAATCGCTACAGAAGGTGCTTTTCAAGTCACCCATTCCGCCGCCGCCCTTAAACCATATAACCTGATTTGTTGGATAACCAAACCCTTCAAACAAATCAATCCATTTTGTTATGACCTTCCAGCTCGTCCAAACAAAAACCCAGCCTGTGCTGCAAGCCTCAATTACAGGTGCGACATCTAAGAAAACATCGTCGTTCTTAATTACATCAAACTTTTCAGAAGCGGTTCTAGAGTTGGACTGATAACTAACTCCGTAAGGCGGATCCGTGAAAACCATATCTGCCTTGTGGCCATCCATTAGTTTCTCGACCGAATCAATACTAGTGCTGTCCCCGCACATCAACCGATGGCTGCCAAGCTGCCACACATCCCCCAGAACCGTTATCGGGTCATCCGGCAACTCTGGCACCGCATCATCATCCGTCAAGCCTTCGGATGGCTCCTCATCCAGCAGACCAGAAAGAAAGTCATCATCAAAGCCCAGCAGGTCAATATCAAAATCAAGCTCTTGCAGTGTTTCGATTTCTAGTTTTAGGGTATCAACATCCCACCCACTGTTTAGCGCTAGCTGGTTATCAGCGATAACGTATGCTTTTACCTGCGCCTTTGTCAGACCCTCCAGCGTGATAGTCGGAACCTCGGCTAGTCCTAGCTTCTTGGCTGCCATGACACGTCCGTGCCCAGCTATGATGCCGCCCTGCTCGTCGATCAAAACTGGGTTGGTAAACCCGAACTCTTTGATCGATGACGCCACCTGGTTGATCTGGTCGTCGGAGTGGGTGCGAGAATTATTGGCGTATGGAATTAGATTCTCGGTGGATTTGTAGTTTATCTGCAATGTTGGCATGGATTATATTCCAAAGAAAACTGTATTAGTGATGAAGGAAAAA